GAATACAACATTCGTTCTCTCTGTGGAACGAAAGCATATTCAGCAGTCATCATCGACAAGAAAGAGTTTGGATCAGATTTCGAGGATATGGTTTCTTACCACATAGCCCATGAGGTGAAAGAAGATGGTTCTGTATATTATCTGGAACACGACTTGGAAGGAAGACGAGCAGATAAAGGGAATCAAAATGTTTTATATGATCGTGCATGGGTTCGATCACCCAAGGAAGGAAAAGAATTTCTTCGATACCTTGAGGCAAATCTTTAAAATAATTCTTGACATATTTTCAAGAATAAAAGAATATATCGACTTCATTGATGGTAAAACATCATATATAACCAAAACAAAAACCAAATAGAAAGAAAAGCAAATGCCAAACCATTGCAACAACCAACTCACACTCGCAAGCGGAGAAGACCTTTTGAGTGTATTGAATCCCTACATAACATTAAAGGGAGATGACATTATCGGATGCCAAGAATACCACTTCGATTTCAACAAGATCATTCCAGAACCAAAACCAGAAGTAGAAGACTGGTATGGATGGAGAGTAGAAAATTGGGGAACGAAATGGGAAGGATATGAGGGTCGATTCAATCAGGATCAATCCGAATTCTCATTTTGCACAGCATGGAGTCCTCCACTTCCAATCATAAAGAAACTCGCAGAAATTACTGGACAGACTTTTGTTCTTGGGTATATTGAAGAAGGAATGTTCTTCTGTGGAAAATATACAGCAGGACGAGAATTTGACCATGATGAGTATTACGATGACATCAAAGCAGCACCACAGGAACTTCAAGATGAACTCGGATATGAGGAATGGGAAGAAGTAGAAACAGAATAACCAACCAACCAACCAACCAACCAAACAAACAATACTATGAAATTCACAAGAACAGAATATGTAAGGCGTTATCCAGAAATGAACAAGATGCGGAAGAATGATCCAATACAATTCAGCGTTTTATTCAATGAGTGGGTTAGAAAAAATAAAAAATAAAAACAACCAACCAATAAAAACCAAATGAGAAAAATATATGTAGATGTAAAAGTTCGATTGATTATGAACCTTGAAGAAGGAGTATCGGTCGATGATGCAATCAGCGAAATGGATTATGTTTTTAATCTTGAAAATGAACATGGAGAGATGGTGGATACAGAGATAATGGATTACAATGTGGAGGATTCAAAATGAAAACAATTACATTGACAGAAGCGCATCGAATCCTTGAAGATGCAAGTGCCATAATCATTGACAATGATGTTGTGCTGTATCCATCATTGTCAGAATTGAAAGAAGACGATACAAACGAGTTCATGTATCTATCATGGGGTTATGAAGGAGAAGGTTATAGTCTCAGATTTGAAGAGTGGAGAAACCAAGAAGTAGAAGTTGTAGGTTCTTCAATGTTTCTTTATGCAAAAGGAGACAGTGACCATACCCAAATTACAATCCTAATAACAAAAGAATTAGAATAATATGAACATCAACAAACTCATCAAACGACTCGAAAAGATTAAAGACTTGGGAGTCAAAGAAGTAAGTGTAATCGACTGCAACTGGAACGACTGGGACATTGAAACAATCGAACCAGATACAAGCGGAGGATTCGCAATGATTCAAATCTCACAATCAGAATCATTCGGACAAGATGAAGAGGATAGTGAAATCTATCCAGAAGAAATTGAAGATTAAAAATATGAAAATACTAACAGACAACCGATACATTGGAACCCTCGAACGAAAAATTGCAGTAACCCTAAACCAAAATCTAATTCCCGATGAAGAAGGAAAATACCTTTCTATGGCAAAATCTATGGATGCTTTGACAGAAGAAATTTCTCGATCCGTCCGCAGGTTTCAGAATGAAAGTATTCCAGAGAGTATCTGATGAAGGTTAAACCTCAACTATATCAAACTGCTGTGTCAAATCAACTTAAAAAGAAAATGACAATAGTCATGGAAGGCGGACTCATTCAAGATATTGTAAAGGAAAATATCTCAGATGTTCTAATAGAAGTCCACGACTATGATGTTGATGGTATTGATCCCTCAACGCTTAAAAAAGATAACAACAACAAACAATTCCACAAAACAACCTTAGATTGATATGTCAAGCAAAGAAGCCAAAATTATTGCATTCGCCCTTCAACATCTTCTGATTGATTGGAACGATAACATTGAAAACCAACTCGATGATATTGCAATCGACAAGGACATTGAATACCTCCAAAAGAAATACGAAGGCAAAAGCCAAACATACATAGCACACGAACTCTAATAGTGTTTTTATAGAACAGCGTGTCAGAATGTAACATAGTGTTACATTGCAACAAAAAATCAAACACTTTATTTTTTTTCACACGCACATACGTAACGCATACGTGAGAGGACTTGACAAATTTTTTTCCAGAGGTATGTATATTAAGAATACTTCTTAAATTATGAATTCTTCAGAATATATTAAGAATATATAATTATATATTAGTAAATTAACAATTCTTTATAATATTAACAATATATAAAATATATAATAATATTAAGAAAATATAATAATACTAAGAATAGGCAAGATGGAAAGTAATTTAGGAAAAGAATTTGATTTGACCTTTGACGGAATATTAGATAGGTGGGTAGTCATTGGAATCTTTGAAGAGAATAATGACTATCAATACATCATTCAAAACAAAAAGGAAGATTGTAAAATTATTAACAAAGAAGAAATAGAATAAACCACATACAAAAAATAAATAGGGATTTCCCCAAGAGATTAAAAACTCTTGGGGTTTTTTTATGCGTATGGAATGGTTTTTTATATTTATACGCATAAATTTAGGTAGGCAAAATTTGCCCACTCCTGCAAGTTTTTGGAGGTATTAAAAAATAAAAATTTGACACCTCCAAAAACCTCAAAGCCCATTGACGGAAAATTTTCAAGTTTTGGAGGTGTCAAAAAATAAAAATTTGACACCTCCAAAACTTTCCAGTTCGGCGTTTAAAAATAAAAATTATTCTTGCTTTTATCAGAAAAAAATTATAGTCTTCTCAACCTTATGAAAAATCTATTCTCATTCCTATTCCCTGCAAAGAAACCTTCATTGCTTGCCTTGAGCATTGCCACCTTCACGAATGAAAGCCACCTTTCCCAAATTTTCCGACAAGGGAGAATATGGGAATACTCTATAAAATAATTTTCCCGATTGGAAAAATAATTCTTGCTATTACCAGAAATATCTGAGAAACTATCTGCCTTATGAAGCTACTATCCACCACAAACACGAAAATCAAAAAGGGCGAAAAATTCGGATGGACTACCTTCGGGCTTTCCCTCGCTCCTGCAAACCTTTCAGGCAAACAGCTTTGCCCTCATCGCAGCAAAGGCTGTGAATTGGCTTGTCTCAACACCGCTGGCATGGGTGTCTTTTCAAATGTTCAAGAGGCTCGTATCGCCAAATCAAAATATCTGATTGAGGAAAAAAATTCTTTTGTTGCTCAACTGAAAAAAGAATTGATTGCTGCCGAAAAGAAATCCAAGAAACTTGGCATGAAAATTGCGGTTCGTTTGAATGTCCTTTCCGATCTTCCGTGGTATAACATGATTGAGATGTCTGAATATCCTAACATCCAATTTTATGATTATACTCCAAATGTTTCACGCATGATTCAATTCTTGCGTGGGGAATTGCCAGAAAATTATCACCTCACTTTTTCCCGTAAAGAAAATAATCAAAGCAAAGTCGAATTGATTGCTTCTATGGGGGGAAACATTGCTGCCGTATTTGATACGCTTCCTGATACCTATCTTGGAAAGAAAGTTATTGATGGGGATGAAACCGATCTCCGCTTCATGGATGATAAGAATGTCATTGTCGGATTGAAAGCAAAAGGAAAAGGAAAGAAAGATACTTCGGGCTTCGTGATTAAAGCCTAAAAACTTTCCTCCATAAAAACTCCACACTCTGAAAGGGGTGTGGAGTTTTTTTATATCTTGGCACGATCCTTGCTTGTAAGCAAAATCTGTGCCAACTATAAAATCTCCTCCCCCGTGAAACTTTTTTTGGAGGTGTCAAAAAATAAAAATTTGACACCTCCAAAAAACCCCTATCGCTGGGGTGTTCACCTGCCTATTACTTTTTGAAAATTGGTTATGTTTTCCTCCTATGAAAACTCGAATCACTCTGCATCTTCGTTGTATGATCAATAATCCTAAGAATTGGAAATTCTATGCCAAGGGAATCCTTCGTGAATTCCATGAAGTCTTTCTCACCTTCATGGATTGCTTCTGAAACTATTTTTCCAATTAGAAAAAAAGTTCTTGACTTTACCAGAAATATCTGAGAAACTTTCTGCCTTATGAAACTTAAATTCCAATACACCGATGGAGGACGCTCACTCGCTGGCTACTCAGGAAAGACTGGGGATTGCGTAGTTCGTGCGCTTGCACTTGCCACAGGCTCATCATATATGAATATGTATCAGTTCGTCAATGCAACCTCAAAGGCATTTGAATCTCATCGCAGAGTCAAATCCAATAATGTTCATGGAGTATATGAAGCATCCGTTCGCGGAATTATGAGGGTCATGAAATTCAAGTGGACGGCAAAGAAAGTCGGAGCTATGCTAAAAATTCCAACAAAGGGAAGTTATATCGTTTCCATCCAAGGTCATGTTTGCGCTGTCGTCAATGGAATTATCTTGGACACTCACAATTCCCTCACCCCCGACAATCTTCGTTACTCCTACGGATACTGGAAAGTAAAGTAAAAATCTTATGAACACACTAACAGACAAAACAAAACCTTGGGGAAAAATAACCTTTATCCATCACAAGACAGGCAAAGAACATTCTTTCTATTCATGCGTAAATAAACTATCAAATAGCCGCTTGTCTGCATTTGATAATGAAGCTCCTTCTATCGGAGACAACATGGCATGGGTAAAAAGCGTTTTTAGAAAAATCAATGGAAAGTGCAAAGTTTTATCATTTGAGGGAAACATAAAATAAAAACATTAACCACACTCCTCGCTACTATCACAGATACTAATATGAAATACCTAAACGACTCTCTAACCTTTGCAATCTTTATGGCTGTGTTCTTCTATTCCATGATGGGACTTATCCTTGCTCTTGGAAAGTTTGTAGAGACTCACGGACTATAAGCAAACATCGTTCCTCAGAATCCCATCACTCGAAAGGGTGGTGGGATTTTTTTTGTTCAACAATATTCAAGTTCAACCTTTTTTTGGAGGTGTTAAAAACTAAAAAATTGACACCTCCAAAAACCCTCGCCCCTGCCCTCGTTGGCGTGTCGCCAAAACTTGGCACAGGATATGCTTCTGAAATTATTTTCCCGATTCTAAAAATAATTCTTGCTATTACCAGAAATTCCAATTACTATTTTAAACATGATGAACAATTCATCATACCTAACAACAAACCAAATATAATACTATGGCATCAGGAATCACACTCGTAGATCGCATTTACTCCGTCGAAGGCACAGAATGGCACAGAATGGCTATTCCAAAAGCAAAAATCCTTCGGGAAGAAATCAAAGACATTCTTTGGCCTATCATTCAATCTCCTGCAATGATCCAAGTGGATGGCAACAATATCGAACTCCCAAACTATAAAGTCCTCTGTGCAGACATGCGTGGACTTCGGGATGACTTGGAAACCGAAATCGTTCCTCTCCATATTCCAAAGTCGGGTTATCAAGTCATTGACAATCCCCAAGTATGGGAAGTCATGGAGAAGGCACTGAAAGACTTGGATGCTACTATCACAAGCGTCGGAACTTTGGAGGGTGGTAAAAAGTTTTTTATCTCCTGCGTCATTGGTGACTCAGAAATGGTCATCAATAAAGATAAATTCAAGTTTTATATCAACTTCGTCACTTCCCATGATGGGACTATCACGATGTTTGTTTATGACTCTTCCATGCGGATTGTCTGCATGAATACTCTTCGCTGGTCAATGCAAAAGGCAGGAGAAATGGGTTTCCGAATCATGCACACTAAGAATGCTTCTCTGGCATTGGAGAATCTTCCTCAACTTGTGAATGCAATTCTCACAGGTCGTTCGGACTTGAAACAAGTCATGGAATACCTCTATAACCACAAGTGCGATAAGAATGATGCGCTTGCGATGGCAGCAGGATACTTTGTGGAAACTACTGGAAACAAAGAACTCACCACAAGGTCATGGAAAGCAGCAGAGCAAATCGGAGGACTCTTTTATTGCGGAATCGAGTGCAATGGGGAGACTCTTTATGACTTGGCAAACGCCGCTACCGAATACTGGACAACAGGACTCGGAACAGGAATGAAAGGAACCTCACAAAGCGCAAGGCTTTACAAGTCTGCAATGGGTGGAGCAGCAGAACATAAAGAGCAGTTTATCGGAATGCTCTCGGATGAGACTCAGCGGACGATCATGCTGGATAAGGGTCGTTCAGCAGTCAAGACTGCCCTTGCGAACGCATAAGGGAATAACCTCATAAGAAGACCCCACTCTCAAAAGAGGGTGGGGTTTTTTTATCAATGCGTGTTGAAATGTAACATGGTGTCGCATTACAGCAAGAATTCTACCCATGCGTTTTAAGTCATAGAAAAAACTGCGGATATGTATCATTTATATCATTTGAATTTTTTCTTGTAAAAAGTTATTGCAATTACCAGAAATTATTGCTATACTATTTGCTCAATAAAATTCCATACTCAACCAACCAAAAATCCCTAACATGAAAGAAAACACCGCACTCATCCTCACCGATAAAAAGACCAATAACATTGCTCATATTATCGTCTGCAAAGATGAAGAAGAAATAAGCAAATACATAATGAAGGACGATCCCAAGATCAACTATCAAATCGTCCCAAACTGGAATATCGTTTGCAAAGCAGTTGAAAAGTTTCAAATCAAATAATAACCCCAAACCAATAACACCATTGCTATGAAATACTATCCTTAAAAATTTTAATCAATAGTCAAAAACTAAACAAACACCCCATAGGCAGATTTTGCCTATGGGGTTTTTTATGCGTATAAAAGTTAAGATAGGCAAAAATTGCCCATAGGCAAAAATTGCCTACCTCGGCGGAATTCCTGAAGTTTTTGGAGGTGTTAAAAACTAAAAAATTGACACCTCCAAAACCTTTGCCCCCTGCCCTCGTTGGCGTGTCGCCAAAATTTGGCATGGTTTGTGCTTCAAATTATTTTACCGATTAGAAAAATAGTTCTTGCAATTACCAGAAATAAATTATACTCTATCTGCCTTATGAAATCAAAAGTCATCACCTACGCAGAGTTTGAGAGAATTGCTGAAAAATTCCCCAAATGCCCCAAGGCAGAATTTCAAGCCTCCATCGAAGAATACTTCGTGGTTGAGTGGGAGGATGGGAAAAATTATCCCTCGCGCTTGGTTCACTATTTCAAGCCAATATTCGGTTGATTAAAAAATCAATCAATCCCATCACTCGAAAGGGTGGTGGGATTTTTTTTTGTCCAAAAATATCCGAGGGGACAGGGAGAGTTTTGGAGGTGTTAAAAACTAAAAAATTGACACCTCCAAAACCTCCGTCCCCTCCGCTCGTGCGTGAACTGCGGTTAGAATTATTTTTCGGAATTCAAAAATAATTCTTGCTATTACCAGAAATAAATGCGATACTTCTTGGCGTGATGAATGAATCATCACAAAACCAAAATCAAAAATAGCCAAATATGAACATCAAAATCAGCGCAATCGACAGCCTCCGCGAGGCCACTAAAAGGGGATGCAAGTTTATGACATTCCTCTACACCAGCAAGGGAACAGGAGAAACCTCCAAGTATCAGATCAACTTCGGTATCAGCAACAAGTCCGCTTGCGAACATGACCGAGAAGCACTTCTTGCCTATGTCCCTCAATCAGAGCTTGAGGAAACCGCTAAAGCGGAATTGCTCAAGTCCCTCACCGAGACAATCGAAGAGGGTGTCAGCAAGTCCTACACGCAAGCCGATACATATGACTACATCGGCAAGGGCATCCGTCAGCATAAAGAGACTGGGGAAATCTACATTGACGGCTTCATTCAGTCCAAGGAACAGGTTGAGCCTCCGACCAATCCAAAGAAACCAGTCAACAGCCGACCCCTCACGCTTGCCAAGAATGCAATCAAAGAGACTTGCAACTTCAAGCGTAACAAGTTCGGCAGCTTCATTCTCAACCCCTCCAATATCGGCGGCATCGTTGTCTGTGGGGATGTCGTAGAGATTCACTAAAGCACAACGCTCAACCAACCCCACTCTTGAAAGAGGGTGGGGTTTTTTGTTGCACTTAATTAACTATTTAATTAACTATTTAATTAACTATTAACTATCACTTAATTAACACTTAATTAAGGTAGGCAAAAATTGCCTACCTCGGCGGAACTGCGGAAGTTTTTGGAGGTGTTAAAAACTAAAAAATTGACACCTCCAAAAACCTTTGCCCCCTGCGCGGGTGCGCGAACCTTGGCATGGTTTGTGTTTCAAACTATTTTCCCGATTAGAAAAATAGTTCTTGCAATTACCAGAAATATGAATTACTATTTTAACCATGATGAACAACAATCATCATATCTAACAATAACCACTATGCTAATGCAAACACCAAAGGTAGGGGATCTTGTCCTCTACAGATTCCAAGGAACACGAACTGACATTCCATTCCGAGTCACGCAGGTCGATGAGGCTAAGGGAACTATCGTGGCTTATGACGAGGCCCCAGGGGGTTACGGCTCCGAAACTCATGGGTTCGATATGTGCGAGAAGGGATTGACCAACTTCCCCACGGACAAGGCATCTCAAGACCTTGTCTGGAAGAAACTTCGGGCTTACGCGAAACGCGCAGGAGCGATTTAACTCCTCGACCCCACCAAACCCTATCCTCGAAAGAGGGTAGGGTTTTTTTGTATCTTGGCACGATCCTTGCTTGTAAGCAAAATCTGTGCCAACTATAAAATCTCCTCCCCCGTGAAACTTTTTTTGGAGGTGTCAAAAAATAAAAATTTGACACCTCCAAAAACTTCCGCCCCCTGCCCTCGTTGGCGTGTCGCCAAAACTTGGCACAGGATATGCTTCAAATTATTTTTCGGAATTCAAAAATAATTCTTGCTATTACCAGAAATAAATGCGATACTATTTGTCCTATGGTAAAAAATCCACCAGTCAGTATCGTCCTAACAAATAACGGCGATCTCATCGCCACCAACGAAATCAAAGAGGGGGAAGTCCTAAAGCTAACAATTACGGAATACCCTGTCATTCGCGTTCCAGAAAAATTCCTATACGATCATATGATAGGTAGAGAATGTCCTTCTCCATTCATCGTGAGAGAAACCAAACAGCACTATTTCATTGCCGCTATCGACTGTGATGGCTGGAGGGATTTAGTGAGTGATGCAGAGTTCTACACTGATCCCTATGGCCCTGACGCTGAATACCTCCACGGCATCAAGAAGTCTGCAAAGGCTACTCTGAAGGCAATGAGTGCAGTTACTCCGGTGACGCTTGAGCGAACCTACAAGATCGAGATGTTCGCCCATCACATCCCTGCGTGGGGATGGTTTGAGTTTGCCTTGGACAAGATTACTCCTCTTGTTCCGTTCCTTACCAGAAAATCAGCGAGAGAGTATATCAAGGATCGAAGCCTCGAAGGAAACGGCTTCGACTTCCGAGTAGTACCTTGCTGATAGCCGTCCGGTCTCGACCCCACCAAACCCTATCCTCGAAAGAGGGTAGGGTTTTTTTGTAGCAGTCTGCAATAACGTAACACTCTGCTACACCATCACACTTAATTAACTATTAACTATAATTTAATTGAGACTTAATTAACTATTAACTATAATTTAATTGAGACTTAATTAAATACTCCCTCCGGTTTTTGGAGGTGTTGAAAAATAAAAGTTTGACACCTCCAAAAACTCGTTTCTTTACAAAACTGATTTGATATAAAATGCGGTAATGAAACAAACATAGTATTAACCGAGGGTGGCTGTTAAAAAATCTTAATAGACAATTTAAAAGGGATGGGGGTAGGGGAGGCAATGCCCCTCCCCTACCCCCTATATAATCCTCCCAATCTTCCCAATATAAACAAGGTTCCTGCTAATCCTCTTAATATCAACAATTTTTGTATAATATTCGTAATATCCTTAATATTAATAATATAATAAAAAATCCCCCTGCGAAGCCTTTATTTAAGAGGGGTTCTTACTATGCACAAAATAAGTATTAGTATTATGCCACGCAAGAAGACAGATTGGAATAGTAGGATAAAACCTACTAATGACGATAAACCCATTAAGAAAAAGAATCAGGGGTTTACTGTTAAAAAAGTATTGATTGAAGAAGTATTAGATGAAAGTGGCGAAGTATTGGAAGATACTGTTATGCGATTTTCATTTGATGGGATATTGATATATCTGAGTATAGCGGATTCTATTAAAATGAATGTGGAATTAGGAAAGCTTTTAAATTTTAAGAAGTAGTTATTGTTCTATTATTTGTTCTATTTTACGAGTATTAAATAATTCGTCCAGTCTTTCCATTGGGTATAATTTGTCTTTTGGAAGATAGTAGTTATTAATATTCAGAGAGGAGAATATTTTAGTTGGTTGTTGTTGCATTATTTTCCTTGTTGTCCATCCAAGAAATTTTATATTAGTTTCAGAGATGTATTCTGCTAGGATAAGAATATCGGAGCATTTATTGATTTCCCATTCTTTTACTAGGAGGTTAAATGCTTTTTGGTATGTTTTAACATCAAGGGTAACAATTTTACTATCATCTATTTTAATTTTGAAATCTATGTGATTGTCACCTTTTGGTCTAAATTTTAGATCTGGTTCTAGGTTATATTTTTTTCCTAGGGCGATTTCTCCTGCTAGTCCTATGGTTTGTTCTCTATATTTGTCATCTTTATAATATCTTTTTCCTTTCAGGGAATTTTCAGAATTGGGTTTATCCTTTCTGTGGAGGTCTTGTCGTTCCTCGGCTATTTGTCTTGTATTTGATTTTTCGTGCATAATTTTAAACAATAAACCATTCTGGTGTATTTCCCATCTTCCATTTAGAGAATTCTTTTTTGTCCTTGATATAATAGGTACGATATGCCTTTACCGGATCTTGGTCTTTGTATTCAGGAGGCATTGCTTGGGCGAAGTTTGTCATTTCTCCTTCTGGAATAAAGTTGGCATGATTCCTGCATGTTTGGAAAATAGGATATGATTTGTGTTGCTTTCCATAGCGTCTTGTATATTCTTGGAATAGTTCTTCGGTCATTTCACATAGCCAGTTAAAGTTACTTCTAGTTTGTCGTGTCCACTTGGAACAAGGATGATTCAAATGTGCCATCTTATAAACTCCTTCTACTGTGTCATTTGAATGAACCCGAATGGCAGTTGAAAGCATTTGGGTATGTTCGAGAATCATTTTCACGCAATGCTTATCGCTATGATATTGAGCAGCTTGTTTTGGATTGTTTGACAAGATAAAAATATTCATGAGTTGAGATTACATTGTGAAAACTTTCCCGTCAAGCATAAATATTAAAATAATAAGATGAAAGACCAAAAAAATTCCAATACATTATCCTTCGAGGAATATTATCAAATCGTAGAAAAAAAAGAAAAATCAAAAAGAGATGCTTGTTATTACAAAGTAAAGGCAAGATATAAGGTTTGGCCTTCAGCTTATGGTTCTGGTGCTTTATCAGCTTGCCGTAAGCGTGGAGCTAAAAATTGGGGAAACAAGAGTAAAAATAAATGATAACAGAATTTGAAGTTGATAAAACAAAAAAATATAGAGGAATATAAAAATGAAAACATTTAATGAAACATTTGAAATGTTGATGGAAGGGTTTGAGAAGGAAAAGAAAGAAGGGTTGCATGGTTGGTTTTCAAGAAATCATGGAAAGGGATGGGTAAATTGTAAAAAAAGTAGAAAGGGCCACATAGTACCGTGTGGTAGAAAAAAGGCAAGCGGTGGTAGTTATCCAGCTTGCAGACCTACACTATCCGCTTGTAATTCAAGAAAAAGATTAAAAAAAGGATCAAAGAGAATATCTTGGAAAAAAGGCGATAAGACTAAATGAAAAACAAAGACCAAATATTATTGGAAAGTATTTATAATAAAATTCTTTTAGAAAAAAAAGAAACTCTTTCGATTGACGAATTTATCGATAAACGTTCCGCTGGTGCAAAAAAGATTCAGCAACAAGCAGAAGCAAAAGGCGGACCAGCATTATTAACATCTGTACATTTTAAGGCAAAAGAAAAACCATACGAATACTGTTCAAATAATTTTGATGACATCGAAAATATTACAAAAAAAGCCGATGAAGTATTTGATAAATTAAAGAATTGGAAAGAGATGTCCCAAAGAGATTTTCAACATTATATGGGAATGTTAGAAGCATATGGCGAGATTTTTATAAAGATAAAGAAACCGAATAGTTTGGTTAAGTAATATTATGCCCTATACAATAAAAAAGAAAAAACAAGGATACAAAGTCTGTAAAAAAACTGGTGGAAAATGCTTTAGTAAAAAACCTCTTACAAAAAAAGGGGCAGTTGCTCAGATGGGAGCAATTATGTCAAATGAAAATAAAACACCATTAGAACTTCTTTTCATTGAAGCTTGTTGGAACAATTACAAACAAGTTGGAATGAAAAAGAAAGGAAGTAAAATGGTTCCTAATTGTGTTCTTAAAAAGAAATCAAAGACTAAACGGTAGGGGATTGTCTTTGTTTTCTGTGATTTGAAATTCTATATTAAAGGGTTTCTTAATAGGTCGAATGAAGAAACAATCTGGATGTTTTCCTAAATACTGAAGAGTCACGGGACATAGAGTTCCTTGCATGTCTTTATATTCATATAAAGCCCAGTCATCGCCCATATCTTCCACTTTTTTAATTTCTATCTGATCATCGAAATTTTTTTCCAATGAGAATTCAATATCGATTCCACGATGGCTTCCTGCCCATACGCCCTGTTCTTTAAGAACATAATCAATTAGTTCGCTAAAACCTCCTACAAAAGGTTCTTTTTCGATGCTTTTTGAGGCATCATCGAACATCCACGTTCCACTTTCTTTATAAATTGTTATCGTTTGCATTGATTTTTGGTGTTAGAATATACTTTCTTATAGCATCTCTATCATCAATGTCAACATCAAAATTGTTTTTTATAAAACCAGTAGTAACAAACCTGTCGTATAATCTTGCTCTGTTCTTGTCATTTTTGTTAGCAATAAAATATACATCCTTCACATAACGAATATATTGAGTAATAAATTGATTGAAAATATTTATTACTGCACCAAATACTTTTTGAGAAGCTCCTTTTTCGCCAGTATTTAAAATCGACATAGGGTGTTCTTCATATTCTTCATTTGTATTAGAAAATAAAAAACTGGTTGATTTAGTATCTTTTTGTATAGAAAAGACAACATCATATGTCAATCTACCAATACTAAATTCGTAACTTATATCAACTTCTTTTCCCCTATCTTTTAGTGTTTTGTTTATGTTTTCCGGAACATAATCAAATGCTTCTAGATAGAAAAATTCTTTAAACTTCATTCCAACGGACCTTTAAGAGCGTTTTTTAATTCCTTTTCATACCCACCAATTACATCCACAAGAGTTTTTGGAATTTGCATACCTTTCATAAAGTATAGATATGCACATCTTTTTGCGGTATCTGGATTCGTAGCAATGATTTTTAACATTGGTTCTGGAACTAATTTATTTTTATGAAGATATTCAAGAGCCTTATCAAGTGCTTCGGGTGCGGTTGGTATTGATGGAGATTGAGCGTATTCAATAGCAGCTTTATCTGCATAATCATCTGCTGTCATTCCTTGTTGTGCATTAGCACCTCCTGCTGTTGCTGCTGTCATTGCTGCGGCTGCTCCCATGCTTTTGAGCCAGTTTTCCTGTACAATTGAATAAGCTTCTTTTAAAGAATCTAAATCATTTTCTTTTTTGCAACATTTTGATCCACAATTACATTTTCCCTTTTTATGTTTCTTAGATTCGGTTATATCATCTCCACCGTCTTCGTCACCTTCATCTCCACCTTCTACCATATCTCCACCTTCAAAATCTTGAGAGTCTGTAGATGTTGGTTCTTCGGCGGTTATGTCTTCTTCGGTTTCGTCTTTAAAACCTTCCATATCATCATCTTCTTTTAACAAAATTTTGATATATGCTTCTTCTAAATTTATTTTGTCGGATTTATTCATATTATTTTATGTTTTTTTACAATTTCGGATCGTCTTTTGATTATGGATTGTAATCTACTGCTATGCTATCCGGTCTTTCGCCAGAAAGTACTTCTCCTCCTCCACCTTTATATAGAAATGGATACTTTTCTTTTGGATAGAATTCTTCAAAATACTCTTTTGCAATGCCAGCGTTTAAAAGGTTTTCTATTTGAATTTTATTTTTTCCTATAAACGTCCGCTTTAGCGCAAGTGCGTTTTTGGGTTCAAAATTTACTAACATCGGGGGAGAACTCCATTGAGGTTCTCCTTCATATCTTGGAACTCTTTTTGCAGTCTCATGGAACATTTCACCTTCTACTACGCCTTGAGCAGGTACATATCCATTATATTTATATACAAAAAGTTCTGGCTCTAATAATTTAAATCTTTTATCATATTTATGTATTAAATTTTTATTTATACTTTTCTCTCCTTTATATCCATGCCATCCTCCTTTGTTTTTGTTATTAAGCATTTCTTCGTCAAACAATCCCAACTCTATTCCTCTTTTATTTGCCCAAAAATAACGTTTGTCAGTATATCCTACGAGTTCACCATCTAAAAAGCATTTAAGTCTTTGTGCAAAATAATATAAAAGGGTTACTTGTCTACCTTTTGGATCCTCTTTAAGATTTCCATTTTCATATTCCTGTCCCTCCCACATACCGTTTCCTTGTTCATCAAGATCTGTTGCTTCATCATTGATATAGTATATCCCATCTATCCATCCATCTTTTACGTCTTCTTCGGGAGTTTCGCCTTCATCTTTTGTTTTGATACTTTGAATAGCTACGTTTTCTGCTCTATTTCCAAAAACAGGTAAATTTAATAATTTTCTTGCAGTTTTAAATATATCAAAAAGCTCTCTCGACCTTCCGGGAATTGGATTAGGACGTTTTTCTGTTTTCATCGATCCAAAACTTTTAACTCCATACATATATTGATTATAATTATTAGTGGCTAGCAATTCTTGTGGATTTTCATCTGATGATAAAGTTTTTAATATCATTTCTAGAATTGTACGTGAATCCAGCGTTTCTTTATTATGTTCTAAGTCTGTAATCGGCATACCTGCATCCTTAAATTTTTTTAATATATTAAGTATTGCATTAACTGCTTCTAAATTGTTTGGATCAGATTTAAAGAAATCTAACGCGTTTTTTAATGCTTCCTCAAGTAATTTTCGTTCTTGCTCATTCCTTACGTTCAATCTTTGAACTTTGCCCGGTGTTATTATTTTTTTTCCATAACCAATTGATCTATTACTGCCGCCATAAGATGCTCTGTCTCTTATCATTTCATTGAAAACCTTTAAATACGCATTTTCTAATAATATTGTATCTTTATTTCTCATATATTTTTTTTTATGTATTTCTACTTACCTATTTATTTGTATTTTATATATTAAAAAAATGTATTTACATTTTTTAATTAAAGTGGTTACTCTTTAAGATAAATTTTAGCATATGACAATTAAAGAATTAATTCAGGTGGTTGAAGATGCACACGAATTGCTCGTTGCAGATTTTAAATCTGAAACTAAAAAAACACCAAAAGATGACGATTTACTCCTTCATGTTAAAACGCTTTATAAACAAGGATTGGAAAATACAATCTTAGAAGAGTTGTTTTTAGATGATTTTAATTGTCCAGAAGACTTTGAAAAACTCGTTTTAGTATGTGCTGCTAAATTAAAATCTTCTTAAAGTATCCTGAAAAACTTTCCAAGGAAAGATCAGTATCTACGAGCTTTGCTTTATAGTCATAAAGATTTTTGATATATCCACTATGTCTTAAATTTTTAAAAACTAAATTTCCAATTGAAAATTCTCCATCAGTTTCTAATCCCACTTTTCTGAGATTTTTTATCTCATCTCGTATTTCTTTTAATTCTTCTAAAGAAACTTTATTTTCAATCGCATTATCTATAATAGATTGCATTTCTTTTGTTTTTTTCAAAACTTCAGAATTGTTTAACGTTATTTCAGAATGAACAGGCGTTACCAACCATTTACCTTTCTGCAAATCATAAACCGCTTTATCTTTTAATAGATCTTCTTTTTCTTTAAGATTAACTTCTACAGGATATCCCTTTATAAAAATGTCATGTTCTTTATTATATAGCTTACTTTTAACATCGAAGTAGTCCTTTATTGTAAGTTCATCACAATATCCATCTTCAATAGAAACTATGATATGCAAATCCCAATCGCTTTCATCTGTCCATTCATAAGTGCAAAGAGATCCCGTAAGAAAAATATTTTTAATTTCTATAGGAGCTTCGATAGTATCTAAAAAGTCTTGCGAAATCGAAAGAAGTTTCTTTTTTATAGGATCATATAGATTGTTTCTAACATCCCATATTAATGTATTTAATTTTTTAGATTCCATGATTTTATGAATTATAATTTATATTTATATTTAAACTGTATTTAAAATTATTAAATATTAATAATATTTTATGACAATACTTAATTTTAAGTATATATTTGCAATTGTAGCATTGTTAACATTTTTCAGTTTAGTTATATATAATATTATAGGAAAAACCGATTGTTTCTGGAATATATTCTATTCATTGGGAATTGGAAGTCTTGTTATATCAATAGCATCATTTTTATTTTTATATATAGGAAATAAAATATTTTTAAATTCAAGTTTTAAAAAAACCAATAAAAAAATTAATTATTGAAATATTATTGATTTGTATTAATTATGATTATGGAAGAAATAAAATCACCTGAATTAATAGAAGAACACATTTATTTAGTTACTAGTAAAGACAAAGATGAGCAAGGAAATTCTTTGGTAGAAATTGCTCAGTTTAGAAAAAACAAATTTTGGTTTTTTGGTTGGGAAGTTCCGGAACCTGTTGAAAAATTTGAATCTTGCAAAGAATTAGTATTTGGAATAAAGGAATAAAATGATGTAAGTATATTTAAATAGTTTTTTTTAATTGATGGTTGTAAATATATAAACATATGAGTAAAACAATAACACTAAGACCCGCACAAACAGTAACAGTAGAAGAAGTAAAAATTCTTGCCGTTAGAGATCTTTTTGAAGAAAAAAAGATCATTGCTCGCATTAAAGATCTTCCAGTAGGAGTTATCCTTTGGGAAGGCGACGAAGAATATGCAGCAGCTTCTAATTGGACAAATGAATCTGCACAAGCAAGAGTCGAAGAACTTTTGAATTCTGATTCTTTGAAGTTTGTTTAAATTTGATGGTATCGAAAATATTTGATACCATTAAGAATAAAGCCAAATTTTTACGTACACGGTTCTCGCCGTAGTAAACAATTAGGCTCTCTGGATGAAAACTTGGAAGAGTTAGTAGTCCCCTGCGATTAAGAACGGTGCTTCCACACTGTTGGGATCGTTGGTATTTCTAGCCGTAGTTCTTTTTGTATTCTTGGACGCATAATACAACCCAACAGGCTACTTTTTAAAAAAAGTAATTGACATATATATTATTTCCTGTAATATTAGCCCCCTAACCCAAAAATTATGGCTATATTCAACGAAAAGGAAAAACAAAAATTAATCGACTTTGCTATTTCTCTCAGAAAAGAGGGAAAGACAAATACTGAAATTTCAACATTATTGAACATTCCTCGTTCAACACTATTTGGTTGGATTGGTGGAAGCACTAAAAAAATTATCATCGAAGAGACTATTACAACAGATGAAAACGATTTGTTCAATGTTAATTCTCTTCAAAGTTTATACAACAACATTCAAAGCAAGGATGAAACTATTCTAAAATTTATTGAGAATATTAAGCCTATTAGTTATCCTGCTCCTGTCAGGAGTAAAGTTTCTCAATCTCCAAATAAAATTGCAGTCGTTATTGGTGATCTTCATTTCGGAATGGAGCATCAACCCACTATTGAGATTTTTTACCAAGTAGTTTCTGATTTGAAACCAGAAAAGGTAATTCTCAATGGAGATACTCTTGATATGTTTGCTATTAGCAAATATCCAAAGGACGCTCGACATTTTCAGTCCCTATCAGATGAACAACAAAGGTATCATAAATTTTTGAAAATTCTTCATGATATTACAGTTGATTGGGATTGTGAAATTCTAGAAACGAATGCAAATCATTCTGGAAATAGTCAAGAAGGTCGTTATTGGCGGTACATTAGCCAAGGAATTGGAACTCTTGCTTGTCTTCCAAGGGTTCAAGAACTATTGAGCTATCAGAATGTATTTTTCCCACAAGAAGATTGGTGCAGGATTAAACTGGTCGATAGTGTAATTCTACCAACAAATCTCATCGTTCAGCATGGAACGGTTGTACGGAAACATGGAGGAATGTCTGCTAGGGGAGAATTTGAAAAGATTCTTGCATCGACATTGACTAATCATACTCATCGATTTGGCTGTTCTTCTCAGCGTTTTCCTTCTGCTGGTCATCGAGAGGAACAAACATTTGTAAACTATGAGAATGCCTGTGCCTGTAGGTTTGATGTTGATTATGTTCAAAACGCAAACTGGCAAAATGGATTTGCTGTTGTGAATTATACAGATAATACGATTGGCGTTGAACAAGTTGTTGTTCATGGAAACAAGGCTACCGTTTGTTCATTGAATAAAACTATAAGGGTTTAATTTTTTTAATACTATTATATCCAATCTAGTGTAAATAGTTTGGATATGATAACAAACGAATTAACACTCTTAACAAACATTGATAATAAATTAGGTCAGATAGTAGATAGATTAAACAATACTACAATAACAGAAACCAATCCAGAAATAGAAACTGAGGAATCAGAAGTAAATTCTAACTCAAGATTACTATTGGAAGTAATAGTTTAATATGAAAATATTATTGCTTCCAATAGTTTCTTTCTTTTTACTGAGTTGTACTGTTTACACAGAAAAACAATCGGAAGCATTGTCAAAAACTGTATATGCTGCCAAAGATTCATTGGATTCTGCTAGATTGGATTTAACAGATAACTATCTTACAGAAGCATCCCGAATAGTTCGTCCTCCGAAGGAAAGAATTGAAATCAAGTCTATATATAAATCTTCTACTATAGAACAAGGCAAAAAAAGAGTTTTGGTCGTTCCTGAAAAATATAAAAATGATACAGTAATTGTAGTAAGCTCGATTGAATATGATCAGCTTTTAAAAGACAAAGAAGTATATAAGCAGATACAAGAAGATAATACAAGACTAATAGAAACTAAAAAAACCGTAGACGAAGAATTAATTAAACAACAAGAATATAATAATAAGATGGTTAAAGATCTTAATAATATGCAAAGAAAGCTAGTGGAAAAGGATCTTGCCATATTACAAAGAAATATTGTTATTGCATTACTGAGTTTGATTATAGCATTTGGTATTTATATTAGATTCAAAGGTGGTTTAGTATTTTAATCCTCGTATAAACTAAGTAGTTTATATGTGGCAGAATATTGTAGGAATTACAAAAAGCGCAACAGCCTTTTTACAAAATGGAGTTGCACCCCCAAATACACCAGAGTTTTTAAAAAAAACAATGGAAGATCAAAATCATTTTTCTTCCAAGAAGTTTTTTATAATTTTTACTTCTATTTTAATGTTAGCTATTCTTTATTACTCAAGTGTTTTTATTTTGAGCTTATTCAGTTCACCGGAGCATATAACAGCTTATGTAACAATTTTTTCCAAAACTATAGAAATATTTGCGATTATTATAGCTGCATATCTTGGGGTCCAATGTGCAGTTGATTTAAAATATAATAGTTCATCCAATGCATCATCACAAGGATACACAGAAATAATAAAAAAAGATATTGTTTTAACTAATAATGCAAAAGAAGATGATTATAATATTTCGGAGGTAGAAGTATGAAACTTCCATCACCAAAAGCATTAGCATTAATATTAGAATATGAAGTAGGAGGAGGCAAATCTTACTATGAAAAATATTTATCCAAACCAACATGGCCCGGCGGGGCAAGTGGATTTACTTTAGGAATCGGTGTAGATTGTGCGTATTATTCTCCAACAGAACTTGAAAAGTTATTTTATTTTCTTCCAAAAGAACAATTAGAAATCGTCAAAGGTGCTTCTGGCAAAACAAGCCAAGCAGGAAAAGAATATACAAAATTGCATAAAGATAGTGGAATAGTAATTTCATGGGACCAAGCACTTGAAATGTTTAATAACTTAACATGGACAAAATTTTCTAAACTCGCAGAAAAAGCATTTCCAGAATTGGATAAATTGTGTGATGATGCCTACGGAGCAATCGTTTCTTTGGTGTTTAATAGAGGTTCTTCAATGTCTGGAGATAGTCGTTTAGAAATGCGTAATATAAGAGCCTTGGTTCCTAAAAGAGATTATAAGGGCATTGCCAAGGAATTGCGTAAAATGAAGCGTATATGGCAAGGTAAGGGCTTGGATGGACTATTATCAAGAAGAGAAGCAGAAGCTAAATTAGTAGAAACTTGTGTATGAGCCTATCAAATATATATCTAAATCAAGTAAAACATAATCCGGTAAATATGTTTAGCAGTTCTTTTGGAGGAATGCCAACTATTGAGAAAGATCCGACTATTCTTGGATTGGAACAACAGCTATTTGACAAATTTCAGGAGATAAATCCTCCCGAAGAGATTAAATCTCCTATTAACATAAAGCCAAACACCGTGGAAGATGCTATCAGAGAATTATTAGAATTACAAAAAAATAATTCTTTCCAGTAATGCTTATAAAAAAGGATAAATATATGCAAGCATATGTCAGAGATAGATCCACCCACAGGAGAAACAGAGCCAAAAAGCATTGTCGATAAGTTAGTAGTATTTGAATTGACTCATCGTGCCTTTTTGAATGTTATTTTCAAACCATTATTGACCGTTATGGTTTTTCTTGCTATGGGCTATTATACTATGTGGTTATCAACAAATTATGTAAAAGCAGATAAATTTACTGCATATGTTGAAAAACAAATTCAATCTGACAAAGTACAAGACGAAATTTTAAAAACTAGATTTGAAATTACACAAACAAAATTAGAAACAATTATAAATCAACAAACTGCATATACAGAGCAGTTAAAAGCATATAATCAAGTCTTATCTAATTTTCAAAAACAAGTGGACTCTATTGATAGTAGACTTGTGTATTTGGAAAGAAGAAACTATTCTAAATCACCATAATAGAATAATATTTCATGAAAACTTTAAGCTATAGACAAGGAGTTGTAAATACAAATTTACACCCTACTCTACTAAATGGTCAAATCGTTTATATATTAGAAGATAATCAAGATTTTTATAAAGTCAAAGTTTGTAACAATTCAAGGGTTGAGATTATAGAAAAAAAATATATTTTAATAAATTGACTTTATTGTTTAGAGGTGATAAGTTTTAATAACGCCTGTGTAGCTCAGTGGTAGAGCAACGGTTTTGTAAACCGTCTGTCATCGGTTCAAATCCGATCTCAGGCTCCATATGCGGTTGAAGAGAAACAGCAGACTCGTCTCCCTTTCACGGAGAAGACAGCGGGGGCAGCACCCGTCAACCGTACCTTACCTCTATTAGAAAATTTTCATTAAAAATGTATACAGTTTATGATAAGTTGTTAATAGCTTTGATGCTAAAAATAATTGGATGATTAATTTAACTGGCGTTAAACCTAGTCTTGAAAACTAGCGGTGCTGAAAGGCATGGGGATCGATACCTCAGTCATCCGCCATTTTTTTTGTTGACATTTTCAGAAAAAAAACTATAATACTGATTATGAAATTAGCATCAGTAGAAATCCTAAAAAACGTTCGTGAGCATCCTAATGCTGATTCCTTAGAACTTTGTGAAGTTCTTGGATGGCAAACGGTAGTAAAAAAAGGAATCCATAAAGAAGGAGATATGGTTGTATTCATTACGATTGATACAATCGTTCCTCGATGTCAATGGTCAGAATTTCTAGTAGATTCTAAAAATCCAGACAAACCAATTAGGCTTAAAAATATAAAACTTCGTGGAGAATATAGTTCAGGATTGGTTATACCTCTCAGTGAATTTCCTGATCAATTTACAGAAACTACTGTTATTGGTGAGGATTTAACTACTTTGCTTGGTATTCAAAAGTATGTGAAGGAAATCCCTGCAAATCTTTCCGGAGAAACATTGGGAGATTTTCCAACAAGTATTATCTCTAAAACAGATGAAGACAATGGGCTGAATGATCCAAATTTAGTTGAAAAGGTTCTCAATCACGATTCTCATATCACAGTAACAAGCAAACTCGATGGAAGTTCTATAACTCTAATTGTTGAAGATGGTGTACTTACACAAGTTTGTACAAGGAATCTTTCCAAGAAAGAGACCGAAAATAATACATTCTGGAAAGCCGCAAAAAAACTTACCATTCCAGAAAATTGGACAGGAACAATTCAGGGTGAACTTTGTGGAAATGGAATCCAACGAAATCAGCTTAAATTGGAAGATGTTAAGATCTTTGTATTTCAAATCAGTGAAAACAAAAAATACATGACCTACGAAGAGATGAAAGATTTTTGCGAAAATTCTTTACATTGTGATATCGTTCCACTAGTATGTAAATTAGGTTTAGAAGAACAAATAAAACTTTGGGTAAATCCATTGCAAAAACTTCAAGAACTTGCAGACAAACAAAAATATCCAAGTGGTTTAGACGGAGAAGGAATCGTAGTAAGACCATCATCTTATCCAAAAAGTTATTCATCTCGTCGCCCACTTGGATTTAAACTCATCAACCGAAACTATAAAGACTAATATGTATAAACTAGAAAGAAAAGAAAATGCAGGAAATTGGTATCAAGTTATGTTGTCTCCTTTTAAAACAAGGGAAGATATTATAGAATATCATGCAAAATATAGCAAATATTACCCGCATACCAATACTTCATACCGAGTTACAAATCTTGAAACCGGAGGAATGAAAGTAATTCGATGAAAGATACATATAAAGAAGCAGCAGAAGTAGGAGAGATTAAAGATCAAGTATCAATTATGCAAGATGATATATTGGATATATACACAAAAAATCCAAAAGAATGTAAAAACCTTCTCGTTGAGCTTTCAAAAATTAACAAAGAATTGGATGAACTGGATGCAGAATATGATATTCTTATAAAGCAATTGTGATTGCTTTATAGTATTTTTAATGTTAAGTCTTAAAAAATTAAGCAGTTAGCGTTCTACAATAAGAGGTATAATCAACCCAACCGAAGGAATCATATCTTTTAAATCCATCTATGTTGATGTATGCACTATATCCATCGTCTACATTTATAAATGTACCATATGAAACAAAAACCGGAGTTCTATTGCTATTGCCAAAATAAAAGCTATAAGCATTTGGAAGTATTACTTCGGTGATCGCAGAAGCAGCATTTAAAATACTTTTTGTAGCAACTATCATTTTTGCACTTAGAGGAACATTTACAGGAGTTATATATTGTCTAGAATTCCAAACAATATCAGTAAGAACCCATTGCTGAAAATCTTCAACGAAATTTGAACTTACAGGTGCTGTGTTATTATTTAAAACCCAATTAACAGCAAGTCCAACTGCTCCGCAAGTTGTTGAAAGACTTCCTCCTTGACCTCTTCTTTTTACATATCCAACATCCCCATCGATAGTGATTCCGAGATGCGGCATTACATTAAGATATAATGCACCAGATACTGCTGGAATATGACTAGCCCATGCAATTAAACCAACAGTTCCTGCAAATGGATAGCCACCAATTCCACCTTCCATAAACGGTCCTAGAAATGGTTGTAAGGAAACTGGTTGCTGTCCTATATTATTATTTCCGTATATAGGAGCATCTATATCATCTGCACAAATTGACTGAGCCATTAAAACGGTATTTGTATTAAAACCAGAAACATTTTTAATAAGTGTTGCTGCAATACTGCCAAAGCTTTGTGCTGTAATTGCACTTGATAATTTAAAAGAATTTGTGGAACTATTATCTCCCCAACTGTAATTAACAGAAGTAACCTTTTGGGTATATGTTGTTGGATTTGCCATAATTTATAGTAAAGTGTTTTTAAATGCTGTTGTATAGTCTACCCATCCCGAAGAATTGTATTTAGCAAAGCTGCTTACATCTACATACGCATCATATCCATCATCAGTATTTATGAATGTTCCAGAGCAGAAATATACATCTGGAGCAAATCCTACACTAGCAGCAATAGCATATGCAGCTGGAAGATTTGTTTCTACCCAAGATTGTATAGCACTTCTTATTATTTCCGTAGCAACTCTCATTCTATCGGCGGGAGCAGTAGCTAAAAGCGTACTTCTATTATTCCATAGAATATTTGTTAATGTAAATTGTTGATAATCATCTTTAACAGAAAATGCAAATGATGTGTTAGGATCTACTGCATTTGAAGCCACAACGGTTGAAATTGCTAAGTCAACGGCTCCACAAGTGGAAGATAATATTCCTCCCTGTCCTCTTCTTTTCATAAATCCAACGTCTCCGTCAAATGTGATTCCAATATGAGGAGCAGCATATAAGAAAAGTGCTCCACTCAAAGCGGTTGTTGTATGTGTTAACCATGCAACCAATCCAGTAATTCCAGTGTGAGGATAGCCTGCTAATCCACCAGCCATAAATGCTCCGAGATATGAAGACATTGAAACCGGAAATTGTCCTATGTTTCCAATAAACTTAGGAGCATCCACATCGTCAGAACATATAGATTCTGCTACAACAATGTTATCGGGAGTATATCCAAATTCTGATTGTATAAAGTTTATTGTTTTAGAACCAAATGTTTCTGATAATAATGCATTTGGATATATTTGCTGTATTGTGGATGAATAAGAATCGGCGGAATTATATGCCATTACTGCTCCGTATGCTAATGTAATATTACGAATTTCTGTTTTAAATTCAAATCCAACGGGCAATTCATAAACTGGTAATCTTCCGGTGGTTGTATTAATTGCTGTCAATCCAGAAATTTTACATGCGGACAAAACCTTTATACTTTGAAAGTTTCCATCATGCTGTAATTTATCATCAATAACAACAAATCCATTGCTATTGGGTTCATTTACAATTAAAGAATTTAATGCTTTATTAGTTTCTTGTAAGTTAACTATATAACCAGTCTGTGCGAACAATGCTCGATTTTGATCATTGTTTACTTTTATCCAAGAATTATTCCAACCAACATTTGGATTTATTGGATTACTAGCAATTACTGGTGTTAAAGATGCCATGTTATATCATACTTATCCTTTATAATGTTTTTTATTAATATTATTTTAAAATATACTAAGTAGTTTTATGAATAAAAAAGATTTATTACTTTTAGCCGAAGCATATGATGATGTTGTTGAAAATGAAATTCCATATGAAATTTCTCCGGAACAAGCACTTGAAAATGAAAAGGAAGAAGTTGGTATGCTAAAAACTAGCTTGGAGAATACTCATAGAAAAATCGAAATGCTATTGAAGCTAATTGAAGATGGGCATGAAATTGAACCTTGGATGATGCAAAAACTTCCAACTGCATTAAAAGCTATTTCTGAAGTTGCCGATGTTGTTCAAACCAAACACGGCTATTGATAAATTTTTTTGTTGCATTTTTAATTATATTTTATTATAATTTGAAAACGGAAGATTAGCTCAGTGGTAGAGCGGTAGTTTTACACACTATTGGTCAGGAGTTCGAATCTCTTATCTTCCACCATTTTTAAAATGTATGAATACGATTAGACAAGAAACTGTTTTAGTTTTAAATAGATGTTGGCAAGCAATTAACATTAAAAGTCCAGCAGAAGCCATCTCAATGATGTATGATGATTCTGCAACTGGTTTGGATGTAAGAGGAGAGGATAATATGGTCCCATTAAAGTGGGAAGATTGGATTTCTATGCCTTATGATGAAAATTCTTCATATATAAAAACAGTAAGTTTACAAATCAAAATCCCAAAAATTATCGTACTTTCTAATTTCGATAGAGTTCCTTTCAAGCGTCCGAAGTTTACAACCAAAAATCTTTGGATCAGAGATGGTGGAATTTGCCAATATACCGGAAAAAAACTAACCCCCAACAATGGAAACATAGATCATATAATTCCTAAAAGTAAGGGCGGTAAAAGTATTTGGACTAATTGCGTATTGGCTCATAAAGAAGTAAATGCAAAGAAAGCAGATAGAACTCCGGAAGAGTCTGGCTTGACATTAATTAGAAAACCATTAGCACCTAGAGATCTTCCAGTAAGTCTTTATATTAAAAATAAACACAATATAAAAGAATGGGATATTTTTTTAAAGGATTTAAATTGATATGAGAATTTCTTGGAAAGATTATGCTCTAAAAATGGCAGAAGTCACCACTCTTCGTTCCGAAGATCCTTTTATGAAGGTTGGTGCTGTTGTTTTAAATAAAGAAAATAGAGTTGTTGGTGTGGGATATAACGGACTTGCTTCTGGAAAAAATGTTACAGAAGAGTTTTGGAAAGATAGAGACGAACGCAGAAAATACATGATACATGCAGAAGCAAATGCTCTTCTTAATGTTAAAAGAGGAGAAGGTGATTTACTTGCGTGTACATTACTTCCTTGCGGTTCCTGTGCAACATTGATAGCTGCACACGGAATCAAACATGTAATATATAATGAAGTTTACAAGAGAGACACATCTTCCTTAGAGATTTTTAAATTCTATGGAATAGAATGTGAACAATTAGTCTGAAATAATATCTTCCAGACAATATAGAATCGAAACGACTCTATCATTGTCTTCCAATACTTCATCTATCAATTTTGTTGTTATTGGACCAAATTCATGTTCTTCCATAAAATCTTTTATAAATTTTATAAGATCTTGTGTTTTAATTTTTTTCAATGCTCTTAAAATGTTAGAATCCAATGCACCTATCTTGTAATGATCTTGAATTGTGTGTAACAATTTTTCTATTTTTAAATATTGTATTCTATTTTTAATAAGATTTGGAAGTTTATATGGAGTTTCTTCTTTTTTGAAATCAATTTTCTCGTAATTTTCCAATAAATTTTCGAATTTTGTCTTAAATGGTTTTAATCTACAAAAATTTTTATATCTAGATTCTTTCAGTTCTTCGTATTGAGATTTTCTTATAGGTAAATTATAATAGAAATATCTTTCTGCTAATATTTTGTGTCTTAGATTTGTACTGATATTTTCTTTCATTTCAAGTCTATTAGCTTCGATGTCTTCATCGCTATCAGGATTTGTTGATTTCTCTGCGTTCTTGTCCTGAACATATTGTACTAATATCTGCGAAGCTAATATTCCAATTTCCTTTTCTTCAGGAGTTCTTGCACCACCAGTAGTTAAATAACTCGCAAACTCATCTAAAAACACCAATAACCCCTTAGCTTTTAATCTTGGCGTGATAGCCGCCATAAGTTGTTTATTTTTGTTGTATGCGTTATCAAGCGTTTCTAATACAGCTACCATATCATTATAAATACGTTCTTCGTTAGAATTAGGTTTTATGTTTTTTAATTTGCTTACATCTGGTTTATATACATCGCCAACTTTTGTACCAAAAGCATTGGCTGCTTTGTTTACTGTTTGTGGGATTATATTAAATGGTATTGCAAATCCTCCTCGACTCCATGATTCTTGATCATAATCTGCTCCTCTTTTTCTTAAATTTTCCAATTTTATGCCGCCTTTTTCTTTTAAATACAACCAAAAATCATCAGCCCATTTACTACCACAGTCGCTTTGTGCTGCTTTAATAACATCTTCTTGCCACCACGAAGAAACCACATCTACTTTATCAGTTGTTTTTTCTAAGTTTACATATTGTTTTATCTTTTCATAGTATCTATCATTCTCCGGTGTTCGAAGCTGGGGGTCTGATTTAATAATTTTTGTATAAACTATTGCAAATGACTTATCATAATTAAGTCTTTTAAAAGTTTTATTAAATCTTTCAATTGCTCTTGGAGAAGGTCTTATACCCTTTTCTTCTGGTTCTTGATAAGGTTGTTCCCATTCAGGAGCCGCAGATATAGCCGTTGCAGTATCATCAACAGTATTTTTTATAAGATTTTGGTTTTGAAGACCAAGTCTTTTATATGGTGCTTCTGCTACAAATCCTATAATATCTTTCTTAAATCCTTTTTTCTCTGCATAGTCAAACCAACTGGTAGCATCTAAATAGACATAATATTGTGTAGCTCTGGTCATTAATGCTTCTTGTTCAAAAACATCTCTAAAAACACCTCCAGATGCTTTTCCGTGTGGCTTTACGTTTCCAGCACCACAAATGGTTATACCATTTGATAATTTATTTCCTCCCCATAATCCCTCATCAAAAAGTTTTATAAAAAGGTTGAATACATTTCCATTTTGAGTTCTATTAAACTCATCTATAAAAAAAATTCCCTTTGCATTGCCTTCCATAGCAAGCGTCATAGGAGCCTCTTTTATGTTATAAGTATCTACTGCAAGTTTATCTGCCTTTTCGTCTCCTGTTGGTTCTGGTCGATTCAATAAATCTGGAATACCCATAATTTCCATAGGAATTATTTGATCACCATTAACTTGAAAAAGTGTAAAAACATTTCCACTTCGAATTTCGTTTTCAATAAAAGATGCATTCTTTTTAAACTCTGGTGGAAGTTTGGCATAATCTATAAAAGATTTAGCTCCTTTTTCATCAGATGTATCCTTAAACCTTTTTTGATATTCATCAGATTCTCTCCATCTTTTATATTCAACAGAATTTTTAATCATTTTATTAAGCTCTCTTCCTCTAGCATCCAACCCAAGTTCAGCTGCTTTTTCATTACAAAAATTATAAATACCTTCTGTTTTTCCTGTAGAAGGCTCTCCGAAAAACAACATAGTTCTTTTATTTTTGTCTGGTTCTTCGTTATAGTTTTCATCCCAAGCTTTATTCAGATCAACCATTGCCATATGTGTTAACATAGGTTTTAGGTTTCTAACCGCAGCCAAATTTTTTAAATTTGGCATTGGTGCATTGTCTTCCGTTGGGTTTATATCATATTTTTTACCAAACATAGCAGAAACCTCTTCATCACTTTCATCGTCTTCTTTTAATAAACGCTCATTATTTTCTCTTGAAATAATTTTATAATACATTTCTTCTAGGTTAACAATATCATTATTTTTCATACTTTATACTTTATTTATCTTAACTATATATTTATTCTACATTTATTTTTTTAGGAATGAGGAACATCTGCCGTATATACTTTCATTAATGGAGATAATTTTTCAATTCCAGATTTAAGACTATAGCTATCTGCACATATTAATGCTATTTTTTCATTAGCAGTCGGAACTTTTGGACTATCTTCAACACCACCATCCGTAAAGACTAAAAATCCGTCTAATGGTTCCATTCGTTGAGATTTTATATAGTTTGTAACATTTGATATATTAGTTCCCCCCCATTTTATATCTAAAGCACCAAATAATAAACTTTTTAGTTTTTTCTTATCGCTTACTAATTGAAACAATACATTACTATCCTTAATATGTTTATTATTTGATGAAAATTCTTCTGTAGTATCTATTTCTATATGAGCATAAACCCTTGTATCAAAAAATAAAACAGTTAGAACAACCTGACTCAATTGCATTGCTATCTTATATATTTCGCTTAAAAATATATTTAATACATCACTACCAACAGATCCACTAGTATCTACGGCTATGACGGTTCTTAGTAAATCTTCTTCTCCTACTTCTCTATAAGATGGTTCATATATATAAGATCCAATATATCTAGTATCTGGTCTGTTTCTTAATTCTTCAATTTTTGGTGTTTTGTCCATCATTCTATACAAAACACCTTGCCAATCAATTTTTAAAGGAGTATATTTTCTATTAAATCTACTGCTTCCACTGCCGCTATCATTCGATCTTCCGATTCCACTTTCTTTTAATCTTTCCTCTTCTTCTCTTTCAATCCTAGCGGCTATTTCTTCTACATCTGAATTTATTTGAGATTGGGATTTTTCTCTTTCTTCTTTAGATTTTCTAGTATATTGCGGATTTCCTTTATATTTTTCTGGAAGATCGGTTACCTCTACCTCATCATCTTTTCCTAAATGAGAATCAAGACCCGGAACATGTATATCTTTATCTAAAATATCTTTTAGAGTGGGTGGTTTTGATTTACCGCTTTTAGAACCTTCGGGACCAACAGGACTATCTTTAGGTTGTTTTCTATACACCTGAATATCATTTATATTGTATGTTTTAGTTTTCATTTTTTTATTTTGCTAATCTATCTGCTTCTTCTTTACTAATAGGACTTACCATAACTTCTCCCGTTTTTTTATCTATGTGATTTACTATTCCATATTCAGTAGGATTGTATTTAGTTTCTATGACTTGCCCAACTTTTAATGTATTTTCTTGATCCTCTCCTTCACCTTTACCTTCACCCTTACCTTCACCCTTACCTTCACCCTTACCTTCACCCTTACCTTCACCCTTACCTTCACCCTTACCTTCACCCTTACCTTCACCCTTACCTTCACCCTTACCTTCACCCTCGCCTTCGCC